AATGACTTACCAACGCCCGTCCAGCCAAGAAGAACAACAAAATCTCCTGGTTGCCAGCCGCCGAATGTTTTATCAATAACATTGATACCGCTTGGCACTCCTTGCAATTCATCATTCCCACGCAAAGACCGTTCTCTTAAACTATCTGCCCTGTCTTTCCACTCCCCAGCAAGATCGGTATCTTTCAAACTGCTAGAAAACTTATAGAGCTTAGAAGTTTCTTCCATCAGAAATGATAATGATTCTTTAGGACCAAGATCGCCCAGTATGGCATGAGCCTTAGAAACAATCATCCGAGTCTGGTATGACAACGACTCCCTCTTTGCCTCATCAAGATAATACTTAAGAGGTTCAGGGGTCGATACAAAATCAAAATCTGGGTGATGATGCTTTACAGTATCTTTAGACGGAACCTTTTTGTGCTCGTCATAATGACTGATTATAAAATTCCAAATATCCTTGTATTCAACAAAAACATTTTCTGCGCCAGCATTGACCGACTCAACATAGCCATCGTTGTCAATAATGCAGTTAAGTAACCTAATCTCATAGTTCATTCAGATTCCATTCTCTTTCTTGTTTGCTCCACTATAGCCTTGAAATTGTCAACTGCCTTAGATTCAAATTTTGATTTATCAACATAAGACTTGGATTCTATTGCAAAATCAAATATCAAAAACGGCCCTGTCTTTGATTTAATAAATAAATCAACTGCTGTGAATAAATCATTCTTGCTATAAAATTCAGCAAGAGCGTCTGCAACAGCTTCTTGCCTTGGGGAATCCGGAATAAATAGCTTATTTAATTTCCTGCATGATTCTTTGAAGTGTTTTATTAGTTCTTGACCAGTTACTTCCATTAGCCTTCTTCGCCTCCTTCCATGTAAGGATTAAAAAATCATATTCTGATATGCCTGCATTGACACCAACATATGGTTCATTCTGCCATGCATTTAAAAAACATTGCTGCCTAACTTTACATTTCGAACAGCCGTGCTTGGCGTACCGTATGTTTTCAATATCATACGATAGCCAAGCAGTAGGGTTGTCATCATTTGCACAAACTGCTAAATTCAGCCAATCACTTAGGGCTTTCATTATCTAATTCCTGCAGCTTTGCTTCAATTTGAGCATCAATAGATTCCCAAACTTTTGCCCAAGCCGCTGGGTCATTAGGGTCTGATGCCTGCGTTCGTGCGCCAGCATCTAGTCTCAACGATTCGTAATTACCAAGATTCTTAGTAATGCCGAGTGATGCCCAAATTTCTGTACCTTTTTCATTTTCTTTTGACATAATATCCTCACTTGTGAAGTTTGACTTTTTGTTCTATTAACTTTATCTTATTACCAACCATATCACCACTTTGAGTGACAGGGCGACCTTGTGTGCGCTGATTGAAGAATTCTACCATTTCATAGATTTCACTTTCATCATAATATCTCCAATCAGAATATCCTTTGTATTCATCACCAAACTTACTGGCTGATGGAATCAAATTCTTTCTTTCATACTTACGGAGTGTATCAGGCCTTCTTTCAACAATCTTAGCAACCTCACCAACAGTATACAGCCGAACAATTAAAATTTCTGATTGCTCATAAGGTATTACAATAATTTCTTTATCAGAAAGTCTTTCTACAAAGATTTTATTCTTTACCTTAGAAATCTTTTTTATTTTTACAATTGACCCGGCATATCTGTAAAATTTATTTACTTGTGGTTTCTTGGATATCATGTCTTGCCTCTATTGTTTTGAACCCTAAATATTTTAGAATTTTATTAAGCTTTTTTACTTCAACATCAACAGAGCATGAACATCTTATACAGGTCAAGTCAATATAATTTTTCTGAAATGCATAATATTGATGACCAGAAAACATCCTGCCCCCGCAATTTCTGCAGTATATACCAGTCGCTTTAGTCATGTTAGTTCAACCAGCAGTTGTACTCTGCAGTAACAATACCCTTCTCAGGATGAACGAAGTAGAGTGATTGCGATGGACGACCAGCCGCCGCTAAAACTTCTGCAGCATATGTATTCACCGACTCAGGGCTACCAGATATTCTTAGCTGAACAGTATTAAATGTCATCTTTGTTGGAGTATGGAAGTGTCCAATGAAAATATCATCAAAGTCCTCATTCAAAGCACCGATCTTCCAGCCATATGCTTTCTTTTGAAAAGAATGAAACGCCGAAAGGCTGCCGAATTGATCGCCATGACAAAGCATTGCTTTATAATTTCCAATCTTATCAATAGCATACCAATGTCGTTCACCACGACCGTCTGGAATCTTAAACTCAATCCGCTTTTCTTTTTCAAACATAAGCTGAGTGATGCGGTAGAGCATTCTGTCACCATTAGTTTCAGGATCATGATCTCTGCGGGCACGACCACCAATAGAACCATGATTACCAATCACTCCAACAAATGTTACTTTTTCAAAGTTCTCCAACATTTTGTTAATAAAGTTTTTCATAATCCGTGGTCCGTCAACAGTGATCTGTCTATACAAACCGCCATCAACCAAGAAAGATTGACCTGGGAATATCAACTCCCCTTCAATAATGTCACCAAGAGCCCAGATTCTCAATTCCTTAACTGGGTGATCTTTTCTTTGGATCTCAGTAAGCTGAATCACTTTCTCTGCAAAAAGGTTAATGCGCTCTTCGCAAACCTGAGAATTATAATCAGGAGTTACCTTAGCCAACTGCCAGTCAGCAAGAACTGCAACAGCTACCTCTTCACCTTTTGAAGCTCTTTCAAACTTAGGTTTATCAACCGGAACATATTTAACCGATTCGATATCTTCTTTAACAGCGCGGTAGATAGCTCCAGCAAGGTCATCACTCTTTGTTTTAATTTTATTGTACTCAGACAATAATTTATTGTAAGAAAGACGCAACTCACTTTCATTTGAAGGGATATCACCAGTGATAGGGTCTGGAAGTGTTTCAAACAAACCATTATCCCTTCTATATTTACATAAACCATTGACATCAATTGATTGACGACATAGCTTATCGGCGTATTTATGGTTAGCCGTTTGCGGCTCAAACTCTAAATTACAACCTTCTCCTGCACAAACTTTCATAAGGACTCCTTTGGGTTCTGTACATCTTATCATAAGGATAAGCAGAAAGTTGCTACGGGAGTCTTTTTTTAATTGTTACAGGATTAACAGCATTTTTCTTTCTTGTATGAGGTTTAACTTTGTTAGCCGTTTCTCTCATTTTAGCCCGATGCTGAGCCGATATCTTATTACCTTCCTTATGCAGAGCACTATGCTCTTGCGGAGTGCAAAGAAACAAGTTAGACAATCTATTATCTACCTTTATTTCATTAATATGGTGAACAGTCTCCCATGCTTGGAGATATCTATTCAAATATTCTTCCATAACCAGCCGATGTTCGTAAGCATAGCCTCTAATGTTTTTAGGGTGCTCAGGCTTCAATACACGAACATAACCCTTATCATCGATATACTTTCCGCCATTGTAATTAGGACTATCTTCACCAGAAGCAAATTTCGTTGTCCACTCAATATCTTTTCTTTGAGAGGCAAGCCTTACTTCTTTCAATTAAGCAATTCCACCCGCATCTTCAACATACAATTGAAGAACATAAGAGCCGGATGAGGCGGGAACATAATAACCTGGCGCACCAGATGTGCTTGCGCCCTGCTCTCTCTTAACCGCAGCAAAAAATGATTCATTTATAAAACCAGAAGCGTTTGATTGCAGGACAGTAGAAATTGTTCCTGATCCAAAAAAATTATCGTAAGCATCATTTCTTAAAGTTATAGTATTACTATTTGCGGAGTCAACGAATATGCCTGCCGGAGGAGTAAAGGTTGCCTCGTATAATTTAGAGTTTGCACTACCATGAGTTCCGCTATGCAAACTAACAAAGTAACGAGAATCCTCAGCACCTTTTGCAGTTAGAACAAAGCCAGTAAAATTAAGAACTACTTTATAAAAACGGCTAGCATCGACACTAACCCTGTTATCAGGACCACCAGTACCAGAATCATTTTTTAATGAGATAATCTCTGTAGTCGTTGCAAAGTCTGAGATAGTAGCGCTATTTGAAGTAACACTTTTAATCTTCTTGATCCCTTGTGGGAAATCCTCAGTAGCTTCCTTAACTTGCTGGGTGTTAGTTGACATTTGTTGCAATCTATCGCCAGTGATTGGTGTTCCGTCAGTCCAGGAAACTTGTGAATAGTTCTCGTAAGCCATTTATCTATTATACCTTATTTCTCAATCTTAGCATAGCTATACCAGTTAACAATAACATACCTAACACCATCAGTTATTTCCTCAACACGATGTCTGTATGGGAAGGCTGAGCTGAACATAACGACATCCCCAGCGCTAGGTCTATAGGACACATCAAAGTTGTCAAACACCAATTCACCACCAGTGTACTCGTCATTTAAATATATAAGAACCGACAGTGTTCTTGAAAAGGCGGGACCGTCATCTATATGATTTTTAAAAAAATTGCTTTTATCATATTTCAAAACAATCCAATCATGATTTTTAACCAATTTATGCATCCCGTAATGAGATGTAAACTTTTTAATAACAGATGGCAAAGTGCTGTCCAACAACGCCCTCAATTTCATGGATGGGTCATCCTCATGACATCCAGTAAAAAAATTAAGACCAAATGAATAGCAATTCCTTATAGATAAATTCACTACGCTTGAATAACTGCCATCACCATTTGAATTTGCTATTGCACCATGAACTAAAAAATCATCAATATAATCCTTAACAACTGAAATACACTCATTACGCACATTAGGTGGAAGTTTTCCCACACCTATTCCTGGCGCTAGGATCGTCATTACCATTTGTTTAAGGGGCATGTTGCGTTTTTCAATTTTGTTTTTAATGGCATAACGCAACCACACTCTTTACATTGTTTAGTCAAAGAAATAAACCTATCACAATCAGTACAAACCGACATTCTTGATTCAGAAACAGCAGTCTCGGCTTTTTCAACACTTGGATTTATTACATCCCAAGGTCTAGTTTCGCCTAATTTCTTTTTATACTCCTGCCATGCATTCATTATGCGCCCTTATCAAGCCGATGGTGGATGAAATGTTGAACCATCATATGACCAGCCAAATTTAACATCATCCTTAATATTTTCTGGAATCAGGACGATAGTAGGGTTTGACTGCAGGGCAGCGTTGAGTCCTTCATTTATGCTTGTAACAGGCATCTTTAATGCAACTTCACCATCAACAACAAATGCATAGTGCAAAAAAGTCTGATTATCAAGATCTGCTTGAGTAAATTGTGACATTTCTATTTCTCCTTTTTGATTTTTAAACAGTATATCAGATAAAAACTAGCAACATGAGATTCCAGCAGATTCGCATGCCCCATCGGAAGACTGTGGGCAGCTACATGGGGAGCAACCAGATGGGTCGCATGTTGTAGAATAAGTGGTACGCATGAAATAACCCTGAACCGTACCTGGCGGATCCTGACAGAACGGGAACTGAGCCACGCAGCAGGCTATGAGTGATTGTCCAGTCACGGTGTAATTACATGTCTCGCAGGCGACAGCAGGCGAAACAGAGACAACAGGGGTGACTTCTTCACTAACTTCTGGCTCAGGAACAGGACCAGCAGCACACTCCTGAATGCACCAGTAAGTCCCGTCAATCACCGCATATAATTTATCAAGAGCAGAATCATAATAAAATTCAAACCTTTGATTGCCATGTTGATACACAATCCCATCGCTCTGCATATCCAGCCTTGACAGCACTGTGTTGCTTACAGTATTAGCATATGATAGGTTTGTCCCGTACCCGCTGTATCTGGCGATTAATGAGGTTACGCCAGGTATCACAGGTGTATCTATTCTAATTGCACCAGTAAATGACCCATATAAATCTTCCGCATTGGGTCCGATAATCATATCTCCAGGATATCCACTGCCGCTCCGAAGGTCATCACCCACAATATCCCAACCAGCAATTGAACCACTAGTTGCAGTAATGGTACCACCAATAATAGCGCCCGCAGCTTGGACAATCCCATTAGCAGAAACGACAAAATTGTTACTTACAATTGCGCCATTCGCAAGAATGTCTACGCCTGGGGTTGATACAGCTCCAGCAGTAATTGTTCCACGAATATAACTTGAATCAAAAACAGCTGTGCCGTCACCAGATATTGCCCAGCCCGTAGTGCCATCTGTTAGGATTGAGCCATTAGCCGCAATATTACCATTAAAATTATTACTTCTAATTACATTATTAACAAGAACAAGATTTGCTGACAACTCATCTGCGGTAATAGTCCCCGCCAAAATTTCGTTTGCAGTAATTGCATTTGCTGCTATAAGCTCAGTCGTTAAAGATCGAGATATGATATGAGCAGTACCGTTAACAATACCCGGCTGAAGAACCAGCCCCGCCGGATTTAAAATTGATTGGTTGACAGTGTTTATAATAAAATCTTTAAAGCTATTGTAGTTGCGATCTTGTGAAGCCTGTCTGTCAGGATCTCCCAATAAGCCCCAAGAAAAATCAAACAAAGAATACTTAGAAGTATCAATAAAGCTTGAATTCTCCCCATCATGAGAATGCCCACCACGACCAGAATAAAAGAATATTGTATTTTCACTAACCATTAAGAAACTTTCCTCAACACCAAGTTCTGTGTAACATTATCAGCTATCGACATATTATAAGATATAACCCAATAATCAGTGTTGGAGATATCAAGAGCAGATAAAGTTGTTATTCTAATTCTATCACCTAGTTGAATCTTGGGCATGGTCGTAATACTAATATTTATAATAGGCACTGGAGTTTGTGTTTTATCAATAATAAAATCAGCCAATTTTTTTGCATGTACTGCATCAGTAATAAAAGGACTTTGGACAGTCAAATCCTTAATCCCATATTTTTTGATACTGTCATTCGTAGAAGCAGATTGCTCCTTAACCTGAACATTCTGTTCTGTTATAGAAACTGCGGTGCCGACAATTGATGTCGCATATGGGTACTGGGTTATAGGGTCTGTTCCTTGTATAATAGCAATTTCACCAACAATTGAGTTTTCTGTTGCTGAGAGGATCAGCTCAGCCCCATATGCATACGGCAAAAACTTTGTTATTTCAATCTTGTCCGGCTCTTCAAATATTATTTGAGTCACAAAAGGGCTTCTAATATTATAAGCTGGGGCTTTATCAAACTTGACATCATAATACCTTGACTCCTTAACTTTACTAGCAGTCAAGTGAGTCGCCGCTGTTGTTTGAAACTGACCACGCTCTAGCCCGTTAAAAGACACTGCTGTTTTCGATATATATTTTACAATTTCATTCCCAATTTTAAGATACCCTGTATCTGGGAACACTGGATTTTTTGTGCTTGATACATAGGCAACATTTGAACTAGGTGTCATGTTAGCAGTAAGTTGAGTAGTGCCTAGTGAAGACCTCTCAGGGGCCACCCAGAGGCTCTGTGCCGTTCCAGAAGCTGTTTGCACTGATGCAATAGGTATTACAACTTTATTACATTGTAGAGCAACATTATAGGAAGCGTTTATAATATTTGTTGAATCACTAAATGAAGTTTGCACATTGGCATGCTGAGTAATAGATGGTTCAAAGAAGCGGTAAAAATGTTCATACTTAGCTTTGTCGTTTTCATCTACATATACCCTGCCCATATCAGCAAATGTTATATTGTTTATAATTTCTTGAATTGAGTTGTCATTGCCATATAGGAAACCAAATTCGGTCAGCGGCTGCATAGCCGATTCTGTGTACCGATCAGACATTTGACTACTCGTCAGGCATTTATTGTATATAGCAAATTCATCAATATAAAAACTTCTAAAACTTGGTGGAGGCACTTCTGCCCCGGCAGAATACGATGCCGCCCTACCCCCAATCGTAATATCTTTTGAAGTCCATGCAATAGGAACACCCTCAACGGGTTCAGTATCTTTTAAATCACCATTTACATAATACTTTAACGAACTTCCATCATATGAAACAGTTAAATGATGAAATGAACTATTTGATAAAGCAACATTGGATGAAACAGTTTCCGTTGTCACTGTTGAGTTTGCTAAAGTTTTTATTTTAAAACCATGAGAACTGGAGTTATTAAAAAATTCAAATCCAGTTGTTGGTGATGAATTATTCCAATTACTGACATACTCTCCATCTACGCTAAACGAGCCGTTATGGAATTTTGCAAGCAACTCTATTGTCCATTCATTATTATATAAATAACTATTAGAGTTTACAACATCAAAGCTTTCATGATACGGGATTCTAACATAAGCATTAGATTCTAACAATATTGATTTATTATTTATATCAGAAACCAAGCCAGTTGGTTGATTCATCTTCGGCAGACTTATGTATACAGCATTATTTCTATGATTGTAAGCATCGGCTACAGCAATATTCGATGATGGGTTTTTTGAACCAACAGCATCCAGCCCAACAATAGTTGTGCACTCTGAGGCATTAACAAGAACATCCGAGCCCCCGCTCAAAGCCTTGTACAACCACAATTTAAAAGAAGCAGCGCCTGAATTATTAAAAGAATGATAAAACTCTATTCTTATCTTTCGTGGAACACCTGCTGTCAAATTAACAGTACTTGATTGATACCTAGTTGACACAGTGGTTAATTTATACCTGTTCAAAATAAGAACATCATCTAGATAAATCTTAACCCCGCCATAAGCAATAACAGCAACTAAACTTTGCAGACCAGAGTCTGTCGGTATATAGTAACCATCAAAAACTCCATTATAATAATCACTGTAAACTTTAGAGTCTGTACCAGTAAACTGGTAATCAGTAACCTTCAGAGCATATGTGTTTGAATCAGAAATATCTTTAGATAAAACAACTTTAGATGGGGATATAAATTTCTTTTCACCAAGAGCTTTGTCCAATGGTGACAATTCTTTGTCTATAGCGTCAGCAACAATGTCTTTTACAGAAACATCTTTCTTGTTATCTGGCATCCCCCAAAATCTTGAACGCAACCCAGTAGATGGGATAATGTCGTTTCCACTTCGATCAATAGTATCTTCATTAAATGAATAAAGGGTGATAGCTCCCCTCTCAATAGCCCCTCTTTTATAAGAGTTAAGTTTCTCAATGTCAGAGCTAGGGAAGTTGGCTCTCATTAAAAGATTCTTTACCGCATCACCGACATACGCATTTTGCATAAAGAACCCATAATTAATTGTCCTTTCCGAAAGGAACTTTGTCCAGTCCTGCAAGTTTGCACTCACGGTCATGTCTGTATTCACTGACCATTCATCAACATAGAATGTTCCATTTTTCACATACTCATAAACATCAAATCTGACACTGGAACCAGTAGTGTGAGATTTTGCTATAGAACCGCCGTAGCCTCTTTGTGCGACTGTAACAACATTTGAAGAGTTAACAGAAGAACAAAGCACAATCTCTTCTGACTGAGTGTCTTTATCCAGAATGACAATAAACTCATCACCCGCTCCGCCAGTAGGCAGGACTGATCTATCCAAAACAGTAAATGTAGATGAAGAGTTAGATATATTTGCCGCCAATTGCGTTGTCAAATATGAGGCATTGATATCATCAAATGATGGCTTCTTAATTCTCCAGCCAGTATATATCTCAACCTCAAGGTCTTTAACCATATATTTGCCATAAGTGGAGCTTGTGTTAAATAAGTTAAAAACCTTAGTTGTATTATCTAGATTCAAATCAACACTAGCAATGCCTGAACCGCCAACTGGGAGGCTCGTTGAATGGACATCACGAGTTCTGTTAACAGAGTAATCAATTATGTAATCACTAATATCTTCTTCGTAAATTGGGACAACTTCCTGTATTCTTGCAAAATCGACCGGGTTTTTCGTGGTACGCACAGTCACTCTTATTTTTGATATATTTTGAGTTGAAGCGGCTAAGGATATATTGTGATCTTGAAAATATGTACCATCTTTTATAATACCCTCTTCATTCAAAACAAGATTTAAAGAAGCATCATACGCCTGCACTAAATAATTAGATATTTGACCATACGCTTCAGATGTAACAACCCTAATTTTATTTACTTTTCTTGTAGTGAATGTTGCTTCAACATAAGGATTTGTTGCAAAGCCATATCCGCTATATGTACCATGGGTATTTGAATTACTGGTACTATTCGACCACCACCCAAATTCAAGATTACTGCCCACCTGTGTATTTGATAAATCATTTGATGTTAAAGAAGGCATTGCAAACCATGTGCCATCTGCCTTAATCACATCACCATTTACATCCTTAGCCCCAGCAACTGCCCAAGTAAATGATTGTCTTTTAATTCCATTCATAGCCTCTGACACTGGGAAGAAAAATCCCCTGCTTGGGTAAGCAGTATTTGCAGGAGCATCATTTGTTGTTATCACCAAGTTATCAACATGGCGACTATCCAGCCATTTAATCATAATTTTAGGCTTAATCTTCTGGGCCGGAGATATAATAGAAGAATTAAAAGAAGTAGAGAATTCCTTTCCGTATATACCAGATGTCAACATTTTAAACCTCTTCTAGCGCTAACGCGCAATCAAAATAGTATACAT